TACTAACCTTCTTTGCAAGTCGGCAGCTCTCCCTGGTTCTAACTTGGGTGTAATCGAAGTTCCTTTTAGAGGAAGGACGGTTAAGATTGCTGGAGACAGAACATTCGACACATGGAGTGCAACGTTCTTTAATGATAAGGACTTTAAACTTCGTACATTCTTCGAGCAGTGGGCTAATAGCATAAACACTCACGAAGGAAATACATCTCCACTCTTTACTCCCAATGCATCTAACGGATACACCGCAGATCTTGGAGTTAAGCAACTAGAGAAGGATTCATCAGATGAAGGATCTGTACTAAGAACATACAATCTTAAGTACTCATTCCCAACTAACGTCTCTCAAATTGACGTTGCTTATGATAGCAATGATCAGATTGAAGAGTTCACAGTTGAATTCCAATACTCATACTTTACTGCTGAGGCAGGTAATAATGCAAGAGCTGGTGTTTCTGCGCTTCCCGTAGTATAATAAATACTATTGGAATCGAATATAGGAAATCGTTATGAGTCAACTATTTGGCTTTCAGATTAATAAAAAGGAGGGAAAGAGGGGTCAATCTCCTGTCCCTCCTGCTGCTGATGAGCCTATTGCAGTTGCAGCAGGTGGTTACTATGGAACTTATGTAGATACGGACAACTCAGCTCGTAACGAGTTTGAGTTGATTCGTCGTTATAGGGACATGGCGATACACCCAGAAGTTGATAGTGCAGTAGATGAAGTAGTAAATGAATTTGTTGTTAGTGACAACAATGATAGTTGTGTAGATATTAACCTAGACAATTTAAAAGTTGGTCAAGGAGTAAAGAACAAGATTAGAAATGAGTTTGATTATCTCAAAAGATTATTGAATTTTGATAATCGTGCTCATGAAATTATTCGATCATGGTATATTGATGGAAGATTATTTTACCATAAGGTAGTTGATTTAGAAAATCCAAAGAAAGGTATTACTGAACTTCGTTATATTGATCCTATGAAGATCAAGAAGGTCAGACAAAAAATTGATAATGCTCCAAAAGATGCTCTAGCTCGTCAAGCTATTAAAGGGACAGCACTTGAGTATGAGTATGGAACATTCGTAGATTACTATCTTTATAATCCAAAGGGATTTTATAAAGGTGGTGTTTTAGGCCCTGTAGGAGACATGTCATTGTCTCAGGGTGTAAAGATGGCAGTTGATTCTGTTACTTTCACTCCATCAGGATTGCAGGATCTCAATAAGAGAATGACTCTGGGATTCTTACACAAAGCAATTAAGTCACTCAATCAACTTAGAATGATTGAAGATGCTCTAGTTATTTACAGATTATCAAGAGCACCTGAAAGAAGAATATTTTATATTGATGTAGGAAATCTTCCAAAGATTAAAGCGGAGCAATACCTACGTGATGTCATGGCACGTTATCGTAACAAGTTAGTTTACGACTCCAATACTGGAGAGATGCGTGACGACAAAAAGCATATGAGTATGCTAGAAGATTTTTGGTTACCTCGTAGAGAGGGTGGTCGTGGAACTGAGATCACCACATTACCAGGTGGACAGAATCTAGGGGAATTAAAAGATGTTGAGTACTTTAGGAAGAAGCTTTACAATAGCCTTAATCTTCCTCCTTCCCGCCTCACAGATGATAACAAAGGATTTAACCTTGGTAAAACAACAGAAGTCCTCCGTGACGAGCTTAAGTTTACGAAGTTCATTGGAAGGTTACGTAAAAGATTTAGCGAACTCTTTCAAGATATTCTCAAGACGCAACTCATTCTTAAAGGAGTAATTGCTCCTGATGATTGGGATGACATGAAGGAGCATATTCAATATGACTTCCTATTTGATAATCATTTCAATGAATTAAAAGAAATTGAAATGATGAATATGCGGATGGGAACTGTAACACAGATGGATCCTTTCGTTGGAAAATATTATTCCATTGAGCATGTACGTCGTCAAATTCTTAATCAGACTGATAAAGATTACAAGGAGATGGACAAGCAGATCCAAAGTGAGATTGATAGAGGTCTGGTAATGGATCCTATTAATGCCACTGAATTTGATACTATGGATCGTCAGAATATGGCATTTGCTCCAGAGATTGAAGCGCAGAAAGCTGAGGATGATACAGCAAGAGAGATAGAGAAAGAGAAGGCAAAACCTAAACTTCCCGCGTCCAAACCTTCCAATAATACTAAATAAAAAATAAGATTATATTATTATGACACAAGAAACTGAAACAGATAATGAATTGAGGATACCAGGAGCCGTTGATATCGTTAGTAAAATTAATGATAACGATAGAGCTTCTGCCATTGATGATATTAATGATCTTTTATATGCCAAGGCAGCTGATGTTCTTGGAGCACATAAGAAAGAAGTGTCACAATCATTATTCAATGAACCACCTGTAGTAGAGCCAGAATCCAATGAAACTGATAACGGAAGCGATAGAGAACATACAAGTTCTTGAAGAAGAAAAGAATGGAAAGAAACTCCTCTATATTCAAGGAGTATTCTTACAGTCTGAACTAAAGAATCGTAATGGTCGTATGTATCCATTTGAAACTCTTAATAGAGAAGTAGGAAGATACAACGAGGAATACGTTAAAAGTAATAGAGCATTAGGTGAGTTGGGACATCCCGATGGACCTACTGTTAATCTTGATCGTGTCTCTCACAAGATTGTGGAACTCCGCGCTGAAGGAACCAATTTCATGGGGAAGGCACAAATACTTGACACTCCTATGGGACAAATAGCAAGGTCACTTTTGAAAGAAGGTGTACAACTTGGTGTTTCGTCTAGAGGTATGGGAAGTATTGATAAGCGAGAGGACTGCTCAATAGTTCAAGATGATTTTATGTTAACAACTGCTGCTGATATTGTTGCAGATCCATCCGCACCTGATGCTTTTGTCAATGGTATCATGGAAGGTAAAGAGTGGGTTTGGCATAACGGTATCCTAAAGGAAACGGAAGTTGCTAAATATAAAGGTGTTATGGATGCGTCATCGCGTCAAGAGTTAGAGGAAAAAACATTGAAAGTTTTCAATGACTTCCTGTCAAAACTCTGATATCATAAATAAACTTAGATTATATACGGAAAATTCGAGGAATTTAACAAATGTCTGATACATTAAACGAAAAGTTTGAGGAGTTTGCGACTGAGCATAAGTCTGTCCTAAAAGAATCTGGACAAGATCCTATGCCATCAGTTTCTGCTGAAGTAATTCCTGGAACTGGTTCTGATCCATCACAAACCTCTGATGTTCAAACATCAAGTGCTAGTGGAAAAGATCCCCAACCTAAAGTTGGAACAGAAGCTGTTCCTGGTTCACAGTCAGTGACGGACTTAGGTGGTAGTTCTACAACTCCAAACGAGCATGACGAAGACGGTGAAGAGAATCCTGGTGCTAAAGCAGCCGCTCCTGTAGGAGCTAAGGCAGCACAGAGTGATGGTACTGCTCAGACAAGTAACATCAACGATGCTGGCGATCAAGGCACAACACCAACTGTAGGCACACAAGTTGCATACGGAGGTGCTGCTGATGGTGGTAAGGTAACTTATCCTATTCATGCTGGATTTGAACTTGACGTTTCCGATGACATCAAAGCCCTACTAGAGGGAACCGAACTCACCGAAGAGTTTGCCGAGAAAGCAAAAACAATTTTCGAGGCAGCAGTAAAAGCAAAACTCAAGGAAGAGTACGAAAAGCTTGTAAAACACTTTGCTGAAGAGACAGAGAAGAAAGTTGAAGAGATTAAGAAAGAACTTTCTGAAGATGTTACTGGCACAGTGAATTACGCCGTTGGCCAATGGAAGGAAGAGAATCAACTCGCCGTTGACCAAGGTATAAAGACTGAGATTACAGAAGACTTCATTGCAGGTCTGAAGAATCTCTTTGAGGAGCACTATATTTCTATCCCAGAAGACAAAGTTGATGTGGTAGAAGGTATGGCCGATCAAATTCGTGAGATGGAGACACGCCTTGACGAACAGGTCAAAGCTAATGTGAAGTTACAAAACCGTCTAGATGAATCTGCAAGAGTTGTTGTTCTGAAGAATGTTTCAGAAGGACTAGCAGATACTCAGAAAGACAAGCTCGCTGCTCTCGCAGAGGGAATCGAGTTTACAACCGAGGAAGCGTTCACCAAGAAAATTAAAACAATCAAGGAGAGCTATTTCAAGGAGTCAACCGTAACCCAATCTGAGGTTGCAGATGAGACACCAGTTGAAGGCGCAGATAAGGATATCACTCCAGCAATGGATAGTTATCTAAGCGCACTTAATCGCTGGACATAATATCAATATTCAACTATTTTTTAAGTTAGAAAAATGTTTAATGCACAAGCTCTAACAGAAAAGTGGTCGCCTGTTCTAAGTCATGAAGGTGCTGGCACTATCAAGGACAATTATAGAAAGGCAGTTACTGCTGTACTGTTAGAAAATACAGAAAAAACTCTACGCGAAGAGCGTGGAATGATCAACGAAGCATCCAACACAGTTGGTGCTATCGGTGCTGACGGACTATCAGGTTCAGGTCTTACAACTAAGACTGGTGGACTTGCTGGTTTCGATCCAGTAATGATCAGCCTCATACGTCGTGCTATGCCAAACTTGGTAGCATATGACATATGTGGAGTTCAACCAATGAGTGGTCCAACAGGACTTATCTTCGCGATGAAGGCTCATTACCAAGAGAATGGTTCAGCACTACGTGCGGGTCCAGAAGCTCTATTCCACGAAGCAGATTCAAGCTTCTCTGCTTCATCTGCTGGTCCAGGTGTTTACAACCAGACCAACGCAGCAGGTGGTTCCGATACACATCCTCGTGGTGACAACGGTGCTACAGATGCTAACCCAGGACTTCTTAACGATGCTACTGGTGGTGGTACAACAACTGGTAACTACGAACGTGGTGAAACAGGTATTGCCAGAGAAGACGCTGAAACTCTAGGATCAGGTTCAACCTTATTCAACGAGATGAGCTTCAGTATAGAGAAGACTTCTGTTACTGCAAAGACTCGTGCTTTGAAAGCAGAATACACTCT